TGATAGCTAATCTTCCAGCTAGAGTTCCAACGGCAGCACCTTCAGAAGATTTAGTGGTATCACCAATAAGAACTGCTACACGATTGTACTTCTCTTTGCGCAAGGATTTAGGCTTTGTGCCTTTGAAACCACGACCTTCAAGAACTACGAAAAGAGGTGCAAAAAGACTCTCCGTTGCCCATTCTGCAAGTTGTTGCGCCTTTGGTAAAGCTGTAAAAACATCTTCATCAAGACCTTGCGTTGTAACTGTCGCTTCTCGACCGTCACCAGCCACAAAAATGCCACGGAGAGCACCATTTTCAGAGGTGATAAGCTCTCGAATTACACCGCTTTCTTTATCGCAAAGCTCGGTGAATGTTTTTGTTTTGTCCACGCCAAACACAATCACCTTTGTGCCTTCTGGCACTTCATTATAGAAGTCTTCAACATGCTTAAATAATCGTGGATTGTTTTCCGATGTAACGCCTAACTTTTTCAAATCATCTAGCGAATGAATGCTATATGAAGTGTCAAGTTTGAAAGTTTCTGCAACTGCTGCAGCTGCGATAACGAAGGCAAACAAGCCGTCGGGAGAATCCCCGACGATGCCTAGCTGACCATTAAGAAGTTGAATTTTAATTCTTGGTAACATATTCACTCCTCCTTTTATTTAGATGCTTCAGCTAACAGGTAAATACCCTTCTTGTCGTATCTGCGGACAGAACCACCAGTGCGAAGCAAGAATGAGTAGATATCACCATAGTAAAGTGGGTTGTTTTCTGAGTCAAACATCTTCACTTCACCAATAGCACGTGAAACTGAAAGCTTATGCCATGCGAGTGCTGCTGCTAATTCTCCAGCTTCGCCAGTTTCGTCCCAAGGAAGTAAGGTCTTATCGTTTTTCACACGAAGAACCTTTGAACGCTTCATGATATTGAAACCATAAAGATTACCAACAATACCTCGTTGAACGTCTGTCGAGTTTGCGAAAGCCCACTTATCTGTATCTGCTAAATCAGCTAGCAAATCAGCGTACATGTATGCATCTAAAAGCAAATAACGATCGCCTTCTGGAATGTTATCTGCATCAAATTTTGTCATCAAGTTAATAACATCTTCTTTGCAGATGCGCTTGCGCTTTCCAATTGAAGTTGCAGAAGTGTGAGCGTCACGCTCTTTTGTGCCTGTTGTAAGAATTACCTGTTCTTTTGGAACTAACTTACCCCAACACTCAAGCAAGCTAACATGTGCTTCTTCTTGAAGTTGTGACTTGTCATTTTGCAAGACGCTGTTGCGCTTATCGTAAGACAACTCAACTGTGTCTATATTTGGAATATAGATAGGATCAGTTGTGAACTCGTCGATTACGTATTCCAAATCGTGGTCTGTGCGTTGATTCACAGTTGCAGGTTTGGTTTGGCGATTCTTTTTCACACCTGAAGGAGCACCAGCATTAGGAATGTGCACCTTGTGATTTGAAACGTGAACTGAATCGTCTACTGATTTTTCAGCAAACGAGTTTGATGGATAGAAGTTTTCCACCAAAGACTGCTGCCAAATTTCTTTGTTTAATGCCATTGTAATTTTGTTTTAATTTAAACCAATAAATAAGTAAATAATAAGTAAATGTAGGTGAGATGTATTACAGAGGATTACTCCTTATAATCAATTCCAAACTTCTCTTTATACTTTGCCTTGAAAGTTTCAGGAGAAGCAGCACGAAGGGTTGCGAGCTCACCAGCTTGGTCGAGTTCGTCCCAACTCTTATTAGCGATATTTTCTGCACCCTTGTTCTCAGGAGCAAAGACAGAAGATGCCTTTACAAAAGGATTTGCTTTCATTGAATTAATCAATGCTTCTGTATTTTTTCTATCACTTTTCATGAGATTTGTAAAGCTTTCTTTTTGCTCGTTGGTAATTTTACCTTCTGCAATAGCTTTATCAATGAAAGAGGTAATTTCTTTCTGTTCCAACACAGCCAGCTTCTCTTTGTAAGTATTAACTGCATTCTCAAGTGCTTCAACTTTAGTTGCTGCATTCTCAAGCTCATTGATATGAGCTAAAATTGCGTTGTCGTCTGCCAAATTTGCAAATGATGCAACGCTCTTTAAGTGGTCTTTTAACGTCATTTCATTATCATTTAAAGGCTTCTCAAGCCTGTTATTAAAATAGTTGTATATTTCCTCGGTGGTCGATGCTTTCACATCTTCACCTTTCATGTCATAAATGCCATCGATTAACTTCATTTCTAAAGCTTCTTGTGCGCTAATCCAATGGTCTTTTTCATCGAAATATTTAGCGACAATTTCTTCTTTGTTTTGTCCTAAACGTCCTGCAATCATTGATGCAAGATCATTCTGTAAACTTTCAACTAGAGTTGCAGTTTCTCTGAGTTCTGATGCCTTACCGTACGCTCCAGCACTTACAGCGTGAAGCATGAGCTTTGCGTAAGGCGACATATAAAGAGGCTTTCCACACAAGGCTATAATACCTGCGATACTTGCTGCAACGCCATCTATATACATTGTTATATTGGCTTTGCTGTTTCTTAAAGCATTGAAAATCGCCATGCCTGAAAAGACATCGCCACCAGTGCTATTGATGCGCACATCAATCTTGTTGTACATCTTCTCCAAAGCGAGTAATTCTGATACAACTCTTTCAGAATCTACTTGCTGTTTTGCACCGACATTTCCATATAAAAGAATTGCGACTTCTCCATCGCCTGGGATGGTATTAAAAATGCTGCTATTTGTCATTTTTGTTTGTAAATTTTTTGCAAATATAAAGAGCACTTTTCGATAAAAAAAACGGCTTTTACATGGTTGCGTTACGTTTGTATATCATTGCAAATCAAATACATACAACAAATAAAGCGTTTTTATTTCAGTAAAAAATATATGAACTTTGCACTACACATTATTAAAAGACTTACAATGGGAAAGGACAACAGTTTAAATAAAAAAAGTATTGCCCAATCGCTATATCTTGATGGCAATTACACACAGGAAGAAATCGCTGAGAAAGTTGGAACGACAAGACAAACGATTGCGAGATGGGCAGAAAAAGGAAAATGGCAGGAAATAAAAGCGTCAAAGACCATTACACCAGAGCAAATCATTTCGCAATGGAGTTACCAAATTGTGGAAATCAATAACAACATTAGTTCACGTCCACCAGGTGAACGTTTTGCAACAACGCAAGAAGCGGATGCACTTGCAAAGATTGCAGGTGCTATCAAGAAACTAGAATCTGATATCGGTGTGCCCGACTGCGTATCTGTAGCGATGCGCTTTCTTTCGTGGTTAAGACCAATTGATATTGACAAAGCAAAAGAGTTCAATAACTTGTTTGACGCTTTCATTAAAGACCAGGCAAATAACAAAAAATAAATATGGTAAAATGGACTGATAAGCAAGCCCTTGCGATTTGGGAAAAATATAACAAAGGACTTGCAAAGAACATAGACATAGACGAATCTCTATCTCGCTATGATATTGATAAAATGCGTGAGAGGTTGGAGAAAGATCCTGTAGAGTGGATTAAATATTTCTTTCCAAGCTATGCAAAATACGAATTTGCACCCTTTCACATCAAAGCGATAAAACGCCTTATTGCTAATGATGAATGGTACGAGGTTCTTTCCTGGTCAAGAGAGCTAGCAAAATCAACTGTTGTGATGTTCGTATTAATGTACCTTACACTCACAAAGCGCAAGAAGTTCGTAGCACTTGCAAGTGCTACAATTGATGCAGCAGTGCGTTTGCTGACACCCTACAGAATTAACTTCGAAAGCAACCCTCGTATACAACAGTTTTACGGCAAACAACCAGTGCTAGGTCAATGGACAGACCGAGAGTTCACTTGTACTTGCGGTGCTAAGTTCATTGCTATTGGTGCAGGTTCTGCTCCTCGTGGTATGCGTAATGAAGCAATTCGTCCTGACGTCATTTACATGGATGACTACGACACAGACGAGGACTGCAGAAATCCTGTAACACTGAATAAAAAGTGGGACTGGGTGGAAAAGGCTTTGTATCCTACACGCTCTATTTCTGAGCCTACACTGGTTATTTGGTGTGGTAACATCATTGCTAAAGACTGCTGTATTACCAGAGCTGGCAAACTTGCAAATAGTTGGGATATTGTGAATATCCGTGATAAGAATGGCAAAAGCACATGGCTTGCGAAGAATACAGAAGAGCAGATAGATAGAACGTTATCAAAGATTAGCGCAAAAGCGCAACAGGGCGAGTATTTTAACAACCCTGTATCAGAAGGAAAGATTTTCAAGAATCTTACATATGGCAAAGTACCACCATTAAATAAGTTTCAATTCCTTATTGGATATGGCGACCCTGCCTATTCTGATTCAAAGAAGAAAGGAAGTTCTACCAAAGCCTTGTGGCTTATTGGAAAGTTAAAAGGCGTGTACTATGTTATAAAAGGATTTTTAGCACACGAAACGAATGCCAACTTTATAGGCTGGTATTTCGAAGTCGATAAGTACGTTGCAAAGAAGACCAACGTGTATTGGTATATCGAAAATAACAAATTACAAGACCCATTTTATCAACAGGTTTTTAAGCCACTACTTCGTGATGAATGTGCAAAACGAAAAACGCAGTTATTTATTCGTGAAGACACACGAAAAAAGACAGACAAAGCTACTCGTATAGAGGCAAACTTAGAGCCTTTAGATAGACTTGGTACTCTCGTTTTCAATGAAGAAGAAAAGGACAATCCACACATGCAAGAGCTTAGAAACCAATTTAAACTCTTCGAACTTTCACTGCCTTACCCAGCCGATGGATGCGACGCTGTAGAAGGCGGAGTTACGATGACAGATACAAAAACAAATGAACTTGAACCAGTTTATACAATTGGCTATAATGAATTGAACGAAAACAACCCTTATACATTCTAAGTTATGCAGAATTTTATATCACTTGAAGATTACGATGCTTCGATTCATCGTGAAATACTTGATAGCCTTTTAAGACAAGGCACCTCTGATTATGATCCACAAATAATAGAGATTTGTGAGGACAGAGCTATCTCTGAAATGAAAAGCTATCTTAATAAAAAATATGATTGCCAGGCTATCTTTTCACAGACAGGCGCAGAGAGACACCCTCTCATCTTGATGTTTGCGCTAGATATTGCTATCTACCATATTTTTTGCCAGCACAATCCTTACAAGATGTCTAAGATTAGAGAAGACAGGTACGAACGTGCAACGACCTGGCTTAAAGGTGTTATGAAAGGTGACATTACAGTTGAAGGAGCACCTTTGCTACCTTCTGATGCGCTTTCGGACAACTCGAATTGGCAGATAAAAAGCGAAGAAATTAGACCAGTATTTGATTAATCAGTTATGAAAAAGAATAAAAACAAAATTGTACAAGGTGGTTACGTATCACAACCAGGCTTAAGACAACCAGACGTTGTATTACAAATGCCTGAACTGTTTCATTTTAACCTTGAAACTTACATGAATTCAGTCAATGCAGCAAAAAGCATTGATTACTCAAATCGTGTAAGACTGTACGACATGTACGAAAGTGCAGCGTTCGACTTGCATCTTTCAGGTGTCATGGCTAAACGCTTACGTGGTGTTACGCAGATTCCAATTGAGTTTCAGCGCAATGGAAAGTCAGACGAAGTTATCAATAAACAGCTGCGCTCACCATGGTTCAAGGAACTTAGAAAAGAACTTATCTTATCGGAGTTCTGGGGGTTCAGTTTACTTCAATTGTATGTCGAAGAGGACCAAAACATCCACTTTGAATGCATCAACAGAAAGCATTACGACCCAATTAAAAGGAAACTACTTCGCTTCCAAGGTGATATGGATGGTTTACCAATTGAGAACTTCCAGAACATGCTTTTTATTGGTAGTGAAAGGAAATTAGGAATATTTGCAGAAATCCTACCTGCAGTGCTTTATAAAAAAGGAAATATAGGCGACTGGGCTCGTTTCTGCAACATCTTTGGTATGCCCATTCGTGAATATACATACGACGCAGGAGATGAAGAAGCAAGAAGAAGATTAATCCAAGACGCAAGACGTCAAGGGTCAAACGCTGTATATATTCATCCAAAAGATAGCGATTTAACGCTCATTGAAGCAGGTAATAAGACAGGTTCAAGCGAACTCTACAAAACCTTTGCAGAGTACTGGGATAGCAAAATGTCTATCAGAATTTTAGGAAATACACTTACAACGGATGTTGGAAGCTCAGGAACACAGGCTTTAGGCACAGTACACAAGGATGAAGAGGACGAAATGAATGCAGATGATAGAGAGTTTATTTTGGATATTCTCAATTATCAAATGAAAGACCTTTTCAATGCACTTGGTTTCAACACTGATGGTGGAGAATTTGTCTATGCGAAAAAAGACAAAATAGACGTAGCTCAGCAAATCGACATAGTTCAGAAGTGCAGTAATATGGGTTTGCCAATTGACGATGATTATTTGTATGACACATTTGGCATTGAAAAGCCAAAGGATTATAACGCACTTAAAGAGCAAAAGAACGCAGAAAAAGAAGCGTTAAAAGCTGCACTAAACTCTAATAAAGAGGAGGAAGAAAAAGGGAATTCAAACGACAATAAAACGTCATTTAAACAGCGTTTAAATCGTTTTTTTGGGATAGCCCCAACAAAAGGGGCAAAAGCCAACACTATAGACTTCTAGTTGATGAACTCTACTATGGCAAAAAGTGTTCATGCCATACACATTTTGACAACATAGATAGTGGAGTAAAATTCGATTTAGACGTGCTCGACGAGTTCGTGAATGCCATATATGGAGGTTTCGATGTTGAAAATTCTATTGAGCCTACAATGTGGCAGGAGCTTACAAAGATAATGAACGAAGCCACGGCTAAAGGCTTATCCAAAGGCGAATTCTCAATTGACCACAATAGAGTTTTTTTAGACGCAGTGAAGCATGCAAATGAAGTCTTTGCAGCATTTAAAACACATGCAATGGGCAAAAGCATGGCTTCAAAACTACTAGACGATAACGGTAACTTGAAGCCATTTGATAAGTGGATGAAAGATATATCTTCTATATCTTCTCACCATGTCGGTTCGTGGTTAAAAACTGAATATAACACAGCGGTTCTTCGAGCTCATAACGCTGCGGATTGGCGTTCATTTATCGAAAATAAAGACATCATGCCTAACTTGCGATGGATGCCTACTACATCTCCAGATGCAGAAGCTGTGCATCGTGGCTACTGGGAGAAAAAATTAACTCTGCCTGTCGAACATCCTTTCTGGAATAAACATCACCCAGGCGATAGATGGAATTGCAAGTGCTCTCTTGAATCTACAGACGACCCTGCATCGCCAGATGATGTGATAGACGATCTTCCAGTCGAACCAGCACAGAGAGGACTTGAAAACAATCCTGGAAAGGATGGCAAAATATTTAACGACACTCATCCTTATTTTCCAAAGAACTGCAATCAATGTAGTTTTTACAAGAATAGAGGGTTTAAAAATAAAGTGAAGACATGGTTTAATAACCATGAAAAGGATTGCTATAACTGTTCTTTCTTCAACAACAAGGAAGAAGAGCAAAAAAGAAGAAATAGCATAAAAGAATTTATTGAGAACGCTTTAGGCTTACCATGGGGAGGGAAAAAGGGTGTATACCTTGGCGAAATTTCAAATGAAGAAGTCAAAGCACTAAAAAGAATTGGGGTAGAATTAAAAGTTCCTTCTATTCATGTTATAGATACTGATTTAAAGCATGCTACACGTCCTGAAAAGATAAAAGCAGGAATTGCTGTAAGTGTCCAAGGTTTCAAAAATTTTGTGCAAAATTACGATAATCCGAAGATGTTCGAGGTGTATTGGGATGCTGAAAAAGTTGCTTTATTATACCTTACTAAATATGAGAATCAATATCAAAAATTCATAGTAAAGATAAACGGAAGTGGCATAAAATGCAATCGTGAAATATTGGATACAAATTATCTCAGAACTGCTTCTTTAATTCGTGACCCTAAGAATATAAGAAAAAACCCTAAGCTAAAAAAAATAAGATAGGTATGAGGTAGGAATCGAACCTACGATATGATGATCCATATAAATGAACCCCATGTCTCCCTTCTGACATCATCACCACACCTATCTTATATTGCAAATATAGTACTTAATTAAATACAATCCAAATAAAATGCAATAAAATGTCAATATCACCCAAAGAAATTGCTTTTATCATATCAAAATGCCCTGAAGAGATAGCCAAAGCAGCGCAAAACGAGCTACCTCGCAAGGCTGCAATTATTGCGACAAACCACTTTAAAAACAACTTTAGACAGGGTGGTTTTACCAACAATGGCAATCAAAGTTGGGCTACAACTGTTCGTCAAAGGTATGGAAGCCGATATAAACCTTTGACTTCTGGCACTGACACACTTATGCGAAGTATCTCTTCGCAAGTTTTGCCTGGCACTGTTATCATCAGCAATCCGCAACCATACGCAAACTACCATAATAACGGAGCTACAATAACAGTTACACCAAAGATGAAGAAGTTCTTTTGGGCAAAAGCTTACTCCATTGCAGGACAAAAGAAAGGCAAAGATAAAGATAAGAAAGCAAAGATGAGTTTTGACGCAATGCCACCAGAAGCAAAAATGTGGATGAGCCTTGCACTCACAAAAAAGAAGACACTAAAAATCCCACAGCGAAGATTTATAGGTGAGAG